ATTACAATGACCATACTAATGCTCGTAGTTATTGGGGCTTTTAACGAAGAAGTAAAAACAAACTTAAAAGATTTATCTAGTTTAATTATTGGATTTTTTACAGTGAGTTTTGGAGTTTGGAAACTTGGAAACGTGATAGAAGGTTCACAAAAAACAGGCTGTGTGGAAAATGATAAATAGTTTTAAAAATTATATTATTTATTTTGTAATCTTATTATTTTTAATAAGTTCCGGTTTTGCTGTATTCTATAAGATTAGATTAGATAAGCAGATCAAGAAAGCACAAAAAGAACAGATTGAATATTATGAAAAAGCGCAAAAGGAAATCAGGGTTTATATTGATAAAGCCAACAAGTTAAGCAAAGAAAAAGAGCTTATGCGAATTAAAATTGAAAATTTAAACATACAAGGGAAAAAGCAAAATGAAGAGTATTATAATGTTTATGACAATATTACTAATCGTTTTAATGATGCAGGGATGTAAAACAATTCAGGTTAATCCTAGCATCTATTGTCCCGAACCGGATAGACCTGTTTTAAAGACTCCGGCGGATGATAAGGCGATACTAGATAATCATAACGCATTAGCAGATTACGCTTTAAAGCGAGAAGCGCAAATAAAATGTTACCAAAAAATTTTAAAGGAGGATTAGAAAATGGGTTGTTTTTTAAGTATTATCATTATTGGAATAGCTTGCTTAATTGCAAGTCCGATTGTTCTTTATTTCGTATTACGGAATAACGCAGAGTTTAAAGCATGGGTTATTGAATTTCTTGAAAGGTAATAATGAGTAATTCAACTATTTACGAAACATTACGAACAAAGCTAAACACGCTTGCCGGGAAGCCAAGCATTGCTATGGAGAATGAAGATTTTACTCCAACGCCGGGCACTATTTATTTGCGTGAAAACTTCTTGCCAGCCTCTACCGTGCCTGTCGGACTTTCGGAACTATCCAGCAAAGACTACCGTGGTATATACCAGATTACAGTTTGCGGAGAGGCTGGCTATGGCACTTATAACTTAAGAACTTGGGCGGAAGAGATACTAGAATTATTTGCAGTTGGTAAGTTAGACGATGATATTTATATTGAATCGGGAAGTATTGCGCCAATTATGATTGTTGATGGGTGGTGTTATCTTCCAGTGAGCATTAATTACAGGGCGGTTTATGGCAACGTATAAATTGGCAGACCTTGACCAGTGGGCGGCAAAAATAGGAATGAAAGCGCAAAACATTATTAATAATGTATGTTTTGCTCTATCTGATGCCGTTATTGAGCAGACGCCTGTTTGGAGAGGTGAAGGAAAAAGAGGCGGCACGGCCAGAGGTAATTGGCAACCGACTCTTAATGGAGCCGCGCAAGGAACTCTTGATTTTCAAGACGAAGTTGGCGCGGCAACAAAACAAAAGGCAAAAGAAGTATCAAATAACGCGGCAGGGAATGTTTTTTATTTAACCAATAACTTGCCATATATCAGGGTTCTGGAATATGGTTTATATCCGCAAGGAGCTTATAAAACCGAGCGAACAAAGGGCGGTTATTCAACACAAGCTCCTAAGGGAATGGTAAGGATAGCAGCTAGGGAATTTAGCCGGAAGGTTAAAGAACAAGTAAATAAATTTAAATAGGAGGAAGTATTATGAGTGAAGAAGTTTTCACATCGGCAGGAACTAAGATATATGTAGGCACTTTGCCAGAAACATATGACCAGACAAGCATGGAAGCGGTGGAATATACTGAAATCGGTGAAGTAACTGATTTGGGTGAGTTCGGGAAAGTATATAGCGTGGTAACGCATAACCCGCTTGGAGACCGCAAAACAGTTAAGAGAAAAGGCTCTTATAATGAAGGCTCGGTCAACATGCAGATGGCAAGAGTGCCCTCAGATGATGGGCATGATATTTTGCTTGATGCTCTTGATAGTGACGATAGTTACGCATTTAAGATTGTTTTGCAGGACACGACCGAGATTTATTTTTCCGCGCAGGTTGTGAGCTATACAACCAATATCGGAAGCGTGGATAACATCGTTCATGCAAGTTGCTTGCTTGAAATAGACGATGACATTATCGAAGTAGCTCCGAGCGAATCATAAGGGGGATTTGTGGACTTAAAACAGTTTGATACAAGAACAATGGCAAATAAGGGAGTGATATTTAATCCGACACCGCCCGGATATTCACAGCCAGTTAAAGAAGTTTCCTTTTTAGTTGTCGGCGTGGATTCCAAAATCTTTATGGATAAGGCGATTAAAAACGCCCGTGAAGATATGGATTCCATGAAACGCAATCCAAAGAAAAAAGAGATTTCCGATGAAGATATCGAGAAGGCAAAGAAAAGGCGCATTGAAGATATTGCTGTTTGCATTCTCGATTGGTCAGGCATTGAAGAGAACGGCGTAAAGGTGGATTTTAGTTTTGCTAACGCTGTTAATCTCTTGACTGATTATCCGTGGCTCTTTGAACAGCTTGATATGTTCATCGGTGACCGCGCAAATTTTTTGCCGAGTGCCGGGCAAGTTGGGAAATAATTGTCCGGCAACAAGCGTGGTTAAACACAACGCCCGAAAAGTCAAAGGTAAGGCGTTATGAATCACGGCTTGTCAATGATAATTTAAAAGAGATACCAGAGCCGCTAGGAACTGGATTTTATATTGAGTGCTTGAATCGGTTAGGAGTTGTGGGTAGTGACGGTCAAAGCCCTTTAACTTGGAGCGACTTAAATGCTTGGAATAACTTTGTTAATCTTGATTATTATGAGCTGGAAATTATCCATTCATTATCGGTTGCTTATGCAGATCAAGTTTATAAGTCAAGAGAGTCAAATTGTCCACCGCCATTTATACCTGTAATCGAAAACCGAAAAGATATTGATAGTCAATTAAAGAAAATGTTTAGGCAGTTAGCAAAGAAAAATAAAAGGAAAAAAAATGGACTTCGCAAGCCTCGGATTTAAAGTAGATAGCCGGGAATTGAAAAAAGGCAAAGCCGATTTAGCTACCTTTGGGCAGCAAGGCGCAAAAACAAGTAAAGACATTCAGACAGCCACACAAAAAATGCAGTCTGGGTTTTCCGGTGTTAAGGCTGCACTTTTGGGATTAGGCGGTGGGTTAAGTGCGCTTTACTTACTGCGCAAGGCTTGGGACACAATGTTACTTGCCGCTGATTTTGAGGAAAGAAGGGAATCACTCGCGGGACTTGGCGCACAGTTTGGCGTTTCAGCCAATCAGATAATAGACGGTGCTACTCGTGCTGCTCGTGGATTAGTGTCAATTTCCGAGGCCGCTGATTTAGCATCGTCTGCTATGGCGCGAGGTTTTTCACCTGAACAAGTTAATCAGCTAATCAGGATTGGCGATATACTTTCTGATGTTTATTCTGGCACTACAATCCAAGGATTTATTGATACTATAAGCACGGCAGCCGCGACTGGCAGAACAATGGCACTTGGTCATTATAAAATCATGGTTGACCTTGACGCTGAATATAAAAAGTTTGGAGAGAATTTAACAGCGGCTCAAAAACTTCAGATAAGGCAAAATGCTGTTCTTGCGGCAGCGGAAGCAGAGGTTAAAAAATTTGGAGAGCCTATTGATTCAACAGCGGATAAAATGATGAGGCTTACAAAGACAGTTGCAAATCTTCAGCTATATCTTGGACAGGGATTAATCAGGGCTGTTGCAGGTGCTACGGGTGCTATTTATTCAATCGCTTCAGCACAATTAACTTTTTTAGCTGGTTATTTAAAACTAGAACAAGCATATTTCCGTGTCCGCAGTGCCTTGTCTTTTGGTAAAGAATCTGATATGTGGAAAATGTTTTCAATGGAATCACGCAATGATGCACAAGCTGCAATGAACGCCGCAAAAGATTTGCATTATCAGGCAAGGGATAGCTTTGACGCGATGACCGCTTCGGCTGAAGACCTGGCATCCGCAATGAAACAAAGCTATGTTCCCGCAGTTAATGAAGCGGCGGGCGCAACAGATGAAATGAATAAAAAGGTTGCGGAAGGGAAGGCTATTTATTCCGCTACAAGGACGCCGATAGAGGCTTATATTATAACAATGGAGAAATTAAACGAGCTGTTAAAAGCTGGAGCCATTGACCAAGACACTTATGGCAGAGCTTCTAAACAGGCACTTGATGAAATGAATAACGCCGTTGAGAAAACCAAAGATGGGTTTGAAGAGTTACAACAAGCAATAGAGGGTTGGGGCAAAGATAGCGCAGAAGCTATAGTTGATTTTGCAATGACTGGCAAGAGTTCGTTTTCTGATATGATTCAATCAATGATAAAGGATTTAGCCAAGATGATTCTTTATCAGCAAATTATGAAACCGTTGGCTGGAGCAATTTCAAGCGGTTCAAGTGGCTGGTTATCTTTGCTTGTAGGTTTTGCAGGAAGTCTTTTTGGAGGTGGTGGTTCAACGTCAATACCTGCCGGAGTTGGCTTGTGGCATAAGGGCGGATTAGTTGGCTATGATAATCCGCAGACAAGATTTGTAAATCCTGCCTTATTCGCCGGTGCGCCTAGGTTACATAAGGGTTTAGCTCCCGATGAATATCCGGCAATACTGCAAAGAGGCGAAACTGTTACACCGAAAGGTGGGAGCACAGCCCCGACAATTAATATAATAAATAATGCCGGTGCTGAAATCTCAACAGATATGCAGGAAGTCAACGGCGGCATGCAGATTGACGTTATGATTGACCAAGTTGTTGCGCGTAAAATGGGAACTTTCGGCTCATCTTCTAATAAAGTATTGCGTTCTAACTTTAGCGCGAAGGAAAGACTGGTAGGGAGATAATTATGGCAGATTGGCCTAGCACATTACCACAGCGAATGACAGTTGACGGGTATGGAAGTTCAATGCCTAACTTAACCGTTAAGACTGCTATGGAAGTTGGCCCGGCGAAGATTCGCAGACGAACTACTTGCGGAGTCAGGCCGATTAAAGGAACTATTATTTTTACTCATGATGAGCTTGCCGATTTCAAGACTTTTTTTGAAGATACTATTTTGGGGGGTTCATTGAGATTTAATTGGATTGACCCTGAAATAGTTGACAAAGATATTTCAGTTGAAATGCGATTCACCGATATTCCATCATGGACACCTTTTGGCAATGATTGGAAAGTATCGCTAGGTTTGGAGATTTTACCATGACGGAAGTAAGTTTAAACTTTAGGCAGACGGCATACGCGCAGGAGACCGGCAGGGTATTAATCCTGCTGGTAACGATAGATCATGAAGATTTAACTGAACCAATTCGACTCTCTACCGACCCCACGCAGGAATTGACGGAACTCACTACAGCAATAGAAAAGGTTTATGGAACTATCTCCAGAGGGGAAACTTATATTCACTTCCCGATTCGTATTGGTTTGCCGAGCGTTGATGAAAGCGGCTTTGGGGAACTGGTTTTAG